GCCGCCCACAAACCATCGAGTACTCTGCGCAAACCCTTGATTTCCTCGGTTCGTCCCGGTATGTTCTACAAGGACATGCTCTCTGCCCTCAATCGGTTCGACTCCGAGGATGTATTCATCCGCTGGGTCTCCCGGCTCCAAGGGCTCACAGAGAAGCGACGCAGAGAGGCTCTGAAATATGCACGCTGTCACTTCCGCAAGAAAGCGGCCTAGACTCGGCACCATCAAGTTAAGGCATTATAAAGTTCTCTTTATCCTACTTTATGGAAATTATGATTTCTTTGAGCGGTTCGGCGAAGGCTATATGAGAATCAACATACTCACTGCCTGCCGAACCCTCGGCATGAACCATGCCCGGTTCTACGAAGACCTTGTCATGCTGCAGCAGCGAGGCGTCATCAATCAACTAACCCGCATTAGAGGCACTGTCCTCTTTCAACTCGAGGAGCCACTATGGAACGAAAGAAACCGGTATTCGAGCGCGATTCAGGACATCCAGGTCCGGAAAGCCAGACAGAAGAAAACGTCATTGGCAAACTCATAGCCGACACCTTTCGTCCGACAGAGTCACAGCGCAAAGCCAAAGCCGCCTTGCTGGCGTTCCTGGCTGACCCTGAGACCATGCTCTTCGACCTCAAGAGCCTGACCGTAGACCGGGCCATCTCCCTGACCGGCATCCCTGCGCTTAGGACTTGGTGGAATCAGCCGGGCTTCCGAGCCTGGTTTATAAACAAGGAAGAATCTAGACAGAAAATCAAGTTCCTTACAGACAAAGCTTTGGAAGCGGCCGTCCAAATCCTGGACGACCCAGACCCCCGTGCCTCCTCGGCCAAAGTTAACATCTTGAAAACTCTACTGGCCTTTGAGGCGCAGGAGCAAGCACAGAAGACCAATACCAAGTTCGACAATATGGATATCAACCAGTTGCGTGGGTTCTTGAAACAAAATGCTCATCTGATTAGACCATTGCTTGAGGAAGAAAAACCTGCTATTCTCCCCGAAGCTTTAGAGGAGTCAGACGATGCAGCCACTACCGATTAAGTCCATAAACAAAGTCAGGCATCAGTACTCCGTACTACTGACTACCGGTATCTCGGTTGTCATCCCCGCTGAAACCTGGGAAGCAGTCTACACCGAAGACGGCTCTGTCACGGCGTATTACTTCTATATCGACAAACGTAAAATCCTATCCTTGGACGCCGTGGATGTGCGAAGCATCGGCGACGCAGAGCTAGTCGCCACAGAGGCGCTGCATAAGGCTCTGACCAAAGGTCCGCGTCGCAAGAAGAAAGCCCCTCTCGAATGAGCCGCGACGCCCTGCTTCGGCAGCTCGCAGCCGCTGCTGAGCAACTCAAAACCAAAGAACTCCTCGAAGCCTTCGACCCGACCCGGCCAGGCTCCAAGCCGACCGACGCTCAACAGGAAATCATCGACGCCGTCCTGCAACGCAAGAGACGGTACATCGTCGTAAGAGCAGGAAATCAGTCGGGAAAATCCTCCACCGGCGCTAAGGCTTTCGCTACAATGTTCCGCGAAGACGGCGTAAGCTGGAAGCGACCCGACCACTGGCACGACTCTCTGCAATTCTACATTCTCGGCCGTACTTCAAAGCAGGTCGAAGAGTCTCTGCACCAACGAATCATCCGCCACATCCACGAGCCAGACTCTATCCGGGAAATCCGTCAAGGCGGCGCGTTGCAGAAAGTCATCAACAAGCACAACGGCAACACAATCCTCTACTTTTCTCACCACAACACTAACCAGGCTCAGCAGGCCGTGCAGTCCTTCACAGGCCATGCCGCTTGGTGTGACGAGCTCCCTGCGTCTTCTCGTATTATCGAGGAAACCTCTAAGCGTATTCTCGTCAATAAAGGGCCTATGCTCCTGACCTTCACCCCCAAGATACCCAATCCCGAAGTCAAACAGTTCCTGGACTCGCTTCCGCCCGAGCTAGCCATGACCATCCGTATCAACATGCTCGACAACCCAGCCATCGACGACGAAGAAAAGCAAGTCCAGCTCGAGACAGCCAGGGTTATGGGCGAGGCAATGATGAACACCATCCTCCACGGCGACTGGCTGGTCGGCGACAGAGGGGTCTACAACTTCCGGCCTAGCATTATCCGTAACCCCGTCGGCTACAGCCCAGCCTGGCGTCATGTAGAGTCTTCAGACCCTGCAGCCGCCTCCGAGCACGGCCTCATCGTGGCAGCCGAGGACCCTGCGACAGGCCATTGGTATGTCATCCGGGCAGACTACCTCCGTTCCAAGAACCCCAACGAGACTATCAACGAGGTCATGCGGCGCACTGCAGGCCTCAACATCGTACGGCGTATCTACGACACAGCAGCTACCTGGTACATGCAGCTCGCGGCCGCGCAGGGCATCAGCTACATGGGCGTCTACAAGAAGTCAGACCGCAAGCTCGACATGATTAGTGCCACAAACCAAGCCCTCGGCGTCAATCTCTTCGTGGCCGAGTGGTGCTCGGACCTGCAGGACGAGCTACAGTCAGCCCAGTGGTCTGAGGTCAATCCAACCAAAATTGCCCATGCACACAACTACCACCTCTGCGACGCGCTCAACTACTTCGTAGACAACCGTCCGAAATACGAAGGAAACGTCGTCGACCACAAGAAGACCTGGGACCAGCAAATCCGCGAATATAACCAACAAAAGAACAGCAAGGCACAGACTCAGACAAAAATCAAACGCTCTGCATGGGGGAGACCATGGACTCGCTGGTAACTTTCGTTATACTCTTTCTTCTACAGCTTATGGTCTTCGCAGGACTTTCTATCTGGACATCCCGACGCATAGCACAAATGCGCCGTGTAGCCCAAGCCCTGCAAGACTACAACAATGTACTAAATGTAGCCCGAGGCACTAGGAGGTTTCATGTACGGAAAGAATGGATGCGGGTGCCAGGAATGCAGAAAAAAGGAAAGGTCACAGACTATGCGGGAGACTGGGTCGGACTCACAAGAGAAAGAGTACAACAACTCCAACAAGACTACTTCCAAAAGCGAAGAAAAACAAAGTTTGATTAAGTTGCTTCTTATTCGTTTTCCGGGTAAAGTACGGAAGCAAAAGAAGAAGGGGTAACCAATGATTCTCGACCTCTGGGACTCCAAGGAAAAAGCAGAGCAAGAACTAAAGAAGCGACTCGAGTTCGCCAAGATGGCTCGTCGCAAAGAAGAAGCGCAGTGGGAACAGAACGAACGTGCAGTCTTTGCCTCCCGTTTCGAGGAGTTTTTCACAGGCGGCGACGTCAATCTTTCGTTCGAGTCCGTCTCCGAGCTAGGCCTAGCCCCAGTTGACTCCTCCGCGTCCAACATTGCAGCCAACTACGTCATGAAGAACATTCGCTTCTTCCACTCACAGATGTCTGCCAACCCTCCGACGGTCGTACCACGCCCTCTGACTTCAGACCGTGACGACCGCCGCAGAGCAGACGCTGCAGATAAACTCGTACGCTTTGGTATCCGTCAATATAAGATGCAAGAGACCCAAGACCGCGTCAATCTCAATACACTCATTTACGGCAACGGCTTCGGCAAGACAGTCATGGACCCTGACAAGGGCGAGATTGTCGACTACAACGAGCAGACCAATGCGGTCAAGACCGAAGGCGACTTCTCCTATACCGTTCCATCCGTATGGTCTATCTATCCAGACCCAGATGCGCACACCTGGGACGAAGTCCGCTTTGTCTTTGAAGAAATCCCGATGCGCTATGAAACCGCATGCAGACTCTTCCCAGACAAAATGAAAGAGATGGAAAAGTATCGTCTCAGAACAGCAGACGAGACAGCAAACATGCCGGCCTCCCGCTCGGCCATCGGCAACAAGCACTACTACGACATCGTTCGTGTCTATCAGTACTGGGAGACAGGCACGCCAGAGAACGGCATGCAAGGCCGCTACGCCTGGTGCCTCGAGGACGGCTGCCTCCTAACCGAGCTCAGCGTATCCCCGCACCGCTTCCACACAGTAGCTAAGGACGGCAGGCAAGGCGCTCCCTACGCTAAGCTTCCCTACCATCTCCTGACAGACATCGACGTGCCAGGCACTTACTGGGGCAAGTCTGTAGTCGCCTACGCTGCAGCCCTGCAGGACGTTATCAACCGGCTCGACAACGTCATGCTAGATATCCTAGCAGCCCACGGCGTAGCCAGACTGGTCATGCCAGAATCGGCAGAAGTCGCTAAAGGTTCTATTACAAACTCACCCTGGGATATCATCAAGTACACCGGTGCAATTCCGCCAAACTTCATGGAACCCCTGCCCATGCCTGCGGCTCTTCCTAATATCCGCGACCGCATGAAGCAAAACCTAGACGATATCATGGGAATCACCGAAGCACTCATGGGTCAGCAATCCCGTGAGACCTCCGGCTTCTCGATGCAGTACGCTGTCGAGCAGTCCAACATGATT